TAGTTCTGATTGGAAGTCTTTCTCTCTGCAACTTCAGTTTGTTCTATATGAATTGAGAACACAATTCGCACAAGAGAACAGTCGATTGATAGCAACAGTAAATATTAAGGATGCAAGTGAAGTGGTGAACAGATACTATCTCAAGAATACTAATACAACTAACAGACTTGCACAACAAGCATATGATGAGGTAATGGTCTAATGTCTAACAGTGATATTCTCAAGGAGAAGGTAGCGAATGCACAGAGTTCTGTTGATACAACGCCTATCACCAATGCAGGTAAAGATGCAGTAAACAACTTAAAGAATCAAGTAGAAACAACTACAGGACAGATAGCGGGTCAAGTAGAAGGTGGTATTCAATCACTGACATCTAAGGTTGATAAGTTTCAGGACAAGTTGAACACAACAACTGTCGAAGGACTAGTTGATGATGGTATTGCTAGTCTCGAAGGAATGGCAACCGATGCTGTGGGTAAACTTGCAACAGACTTTCTAGGAAAGTTCGGTTCATCTGTTAAAGTAACATTCACTGAACCAGATTCTGCGGGTATGGTATATCCTCTGGCAGCATCTCTTGTTCCTCAAGGTGGAATAAGTCCTACTGTCGCATCTATAATAGCATTGATTACTGGTCTAGGAATTGATACTGGTAGTCTACAGAAAGCAGTGGTCGATGGCAGTCCTAAAGGTCTCTTGGCCGCAAGCGAAGGATTAGTCGGTCAGATTGGTGCTTTCAGTGGTGCTGAAGCAATCGCAAAACTAACAGAAACCGCTGTCAACTCAGTAACCGATGTACTCAAAGACGCGACAACTGGTGTATTAAGTCAAGTTTTAGATGCTGGTGATAATGTTCTTAATAGTATCAACAAGAACTTATCGTTTCCAAGTGGTTGGGATTCGAACGGCGAAGCAACTGCATACACTACTGTTACAGGAGCAATGGAAAATAACGACAGTGCATTCAATCAATCCATGGCACAGTTATCTGGTTCGATAACAGACTTGAGAGCAACAGTAACTAGCGCACAAGAGATTAAAGCAAACAAAGCAGGCGAAATATCTGATCTAGCAAATCTATCTGGCGGTAAAGACGGAAAGACTGTTCAAGCAGATGTTGATAAAGGTGCTGAATATCGATCACTGTACGACAAGAAAGGTAGTGAGTATCGTACTCTTGTTAAAACAAAGATTGCAAATGACTCTAAGCGTGGTGTCATTCAAGGACTCAATCAAGAGACTCTAAAGAATATTAATAAAGAGTTCTATGAATTCACCTTTCCTAGAAGCATGTCAAAAGAAGAGATTACTGAAATCGTTGATCTATGTCAGGGAGATGCTGCCGAGTTCTCTGATGCTGTTCGAAGAATGTTTGAGATAACAGGTAAAGAACACGCACTGATTAAAACTTTTCTGAAGACTATTGATACGACTATCTTTAGTGCAACTGCTCCTATATTATCAGATAAAGTATTTGGTACTCCTTATGTTATAGGATCATTCAGAGAGTCATGGAAACAGGGAGCAGGTGATCCGTCATTCCCTTACATATCATCTCGTGAAGAACTTCAGGCAGAGTTGAAAAATCTTAGTCGAGAAGTCACTGAGGTTGTTACTCACTGGACAGAGACACACACGAACAAGAATATCGGGTCTGAAGAGATTAATAAATACCACATTGCCGCTGGACTAGATGGTATCGGTTATCATTATGTTATCAGAAGAGATGGTTCATTGCAACGAGGACGTCCACTTAATATTGAAGGACAACATTCTCCTAATAACAATCATGATAAGCGAAGCATAGGAATAGTATTTGTTGGTGGTATTAACGTACCGAGTGAAACACCCAACAGCGAAAACTTTCTATCTGCTCAGTCATTGACCAGAAGTCAAGTCAATACATTCGACCACTTCTGTCGTGCAACATATAATATATTACCTGGCGCACAGATCGTGGGACACAGTAACATCGACGAAGACGAGTTTGATCCAGGGTTTGATGTTATCAGTTATGTTAGATCAAACTTTGGTAAGAAGAGTAAGTTCACAACTCCGCTCACTCAAGTACCCTTTACAATAGATGAGTTATTAACAAATGACAAATAAACTAGACAATCTTGACGCACGAACAAAGTCTGTTGGTGAAGGTCAGGAAGCAAGTGTGGGTGTTCCGAAAGACGGGTTTGCTGATGCGTCTGGTGAGTTTCCTAATCGCGAATACTTCTTTGGTAGTAGTATAAACAAGGCAGCAAAAGGCGAAAAGATAAACAATCTTGATTTGGGCGGTGGTGACTTCGGAGTATCAATTGATATTCCATCACAGAAACCATCTCAGTTTCCTTATAATCAAGTACAAGAAACACAGTCTGGTCATTCTATAGAAGTAGATGACACTCCTGGCGGTGAACGTATTCTTCTCAAGCACAGAACCGGTGCTGGTGTAGAGTTACGTGCTGACGGTACTGTTCTAATAGTCTCGAAGAATCAAAAGATCGAAGTGACTGGTGGTGATCATACAACGATTATTGAAGGTGAAGGTAATCTTGTCTATAAAGGTAATCTTAATCTTACAGTGTCTGGCGACTATAATGTTGATATTGGAGGTAATTACAACGTCAAGGTTGCAGGAGATAAAAAGGAAGAAATTAAAGGAAGACACTCAAAAACTGTGAACAAAGACCAGAACTATACTATACGCGGGTCGCGTGGTAGTCAAGTTGTCGGCATGAACACAGAAACGATACTTGGCGACAACAATGTTATTGTTAAAGGTAAACAACAGAACTTAGTAGAAGGCGATATAGAAATACTAACAGGCACCTCACTAATTACGACTGCTGTTAATGAGTGGGTTGCGACAGCATCGACTGCTAATATATCAGCACGACACGTTAGTATAATTGGTCACAAAGGAACTATCGGTGGACCACTCATTGATTACTACGGTAAAACATATGGCGGTATGCCAGGCGGTCTAACTAATCTGTCAACATTCTATGGCACACTTGTAGGTAAAGCATCTGAATCCGTTCATGCTGACTATGCTATTGTATCATCTATAGCAGAGTTTGCTAAAGGTGCGGCAACTGCAATCATTGCTAAGAAAGAAGCGCCATGTACAGTATCGCCACCAAAACCAAAACCAGGTATCTTCGTCATGCTACCAGTACCTCCTACTGCGCCTCTGCCAAACCCTGCTATCATTGAGACACTTTTAGCAACAAGTAATTACGGTATCAGAAACATATCGGTTGATCCAACACTAGCAGATAAGATAAGCAAGTCGGATGACTATAAAGATTTATTCAACTTTGATCCTACGATTCATGAGATTCGTTCTAAGATGAGAGATCCTGCTAACTTTGATAATGGTGGGTTCACGAGTTATCTAGTGAGTGAAGGCAAACTAAACCCGGACTTTAAGAAGAACATTCCTCGAAACATTGGACGATCTGCATCTAAGAAAGGTACTATTAGATTCGGCATAAACACTCTCGGCAACAACCCTGCTGACACTAGAAGCAAGCGATTTAAGGTAAATACGAAATGAAGTTATTGGTAGATCCACAATATAATCCAGAGTTTGAAACGTCTATCACATCAGCAACTAAACTTGGTGCAGGTATAACACTTGCTAAGTTTCTGGGTGCTAAAGGATCACGTACACAGTTAGAGAAACTATATGCTGACGGTTTCTTTGGTGCACCTGATACAGCACAGATTGCTAGAAACTTAGTTCTTCATGCGCAGGCAATACAAACCGTGACAGGCAATTCATTCTTTTCTAAACATAGACTAGTAGTGAGTGAAGGGATATATGAACCTAATCCTAAGTTTGTTATACAAGAGACTAAAGTAAACGACGAAGCGGCAGCAAAGAAACTCGCAGAGAATAATAAAGGTTCTTACGGTAAAGGTCCTGATGGATGGTTAGCAAGAATACCAGTATACACTGGCGAGAAACCAACGTCAAATAGTATTAATGACTTACGAAGAACTGGACGCACAGTAGTATATCAACTAATCGATCAACAAGGTAAGACTGATCCTAGAGTGTCGTTTGATCTAGCAGTGTTCTGGAAAGATTATGTGAACTATGATAAGTTGACACTTGACTATGATACGTTTGATCCGAATGGCGATCTCACTTGCTCTATTATATTAGAGATGCCAAAAGTTGGTGCTGATTATGATGTAAGTTACAAGTATAATCTTGAAACGACTTATAATGGTGAACTTCAGTCGAAAGATGAGTTATTAGAGATACTTCCTGAAGAAGAATATAATTGATTTATCTCTTAAAAATAACATATAAATAAAAGAAAAAGGATTGTAGTAGCATGGCGAAGATTTTTTCAGCAGAGGATGGTAATCTCAGTACGAGTGTAAGAGTCGTGCGCGACCGTCTGTACTCTGATTTTGATCTGACGTTTGAGGCGAATACTACTAGTGGTGGTGATGTATATGGCAAGACGGATGCTGCCTCAGTAAAGCAAGCAATCAAAACACTACTACTAACGAATCGTTTTGAGAAACCTTATAGACCTCAGTTTGGTGCAGACTTAGGTGGTCTACTCTTCAATCTTGCTGATGCTGATACTGGCGAAGAAATATCATCTGCTATCAAATCAGCAATAGAAAGATATGAACCACGAGTAGCAATAACACGACTACAAGTCTCCGCAACACCAGACTACAATAGTATCGATGTAGTGGTCGAATTTCGTGTAATAAATACGAATCAAGTTGATACATTAAGATTAGCAGTAGGCGGACAGACAGCAGGTCCTGCATTACCTATCGAATTGCCAGTTACACCTGATCAAATTATTGATCGAGTTATACTATCAGAGAGAGAAGGTATAGTTACTCTACGAACATTGACAGAAGCAGGCGCATTCTTAATTAGAGATATCGGTAAGTCTGTTGACGGTGCAATATTAACACAAGACGGTGATGAAATTTCGTTCTCTGATAATTCAGGTAACGTATTAATCATCACTGAAGGATTATAATAAGAGGATAACCAGTAATGGCAACAACTATTAAATCTACGGATTTAGATTTTGATGCAATCAAGAATAGTCTTAAAACACATTTGATACGCTCGGGTGAGTTTAATGATTATAACTTCGAAGGATCAGCACTGTCTAGTCTACTAGATGTGTTGGCATACAACACACATCAAAATTCACTGGTCGCTAACTACGCTTTGAATGAATCCTTTTTGAGTACTGCGCAGATGCGCTCCTCATTAGTTGGACTAGCAGGCGGTTTGGGTTACACTGTCAATTCAAGAACTGCGGCATATGCTGTAGTGAATCTTTGGATAGAAGACACCGAAAATCCATCTAGTGTTACGATGCCCGCAGGTTTTAAGTTCACTACCACTGTTGACAATCTAACGTACACTTTCCAGACTCGCGATACATTGACAGCAACAAACAATGGTAGCAATCTATATTACTTTACTGCGAACTCTAACATCAATGTTCCTATATACGAAGGTACTCCTAAGAGCAAGAACTTTATTGCAGGTGAAACTGCCTCAACAGATTCGTTCGTTATTCCTGTAACCAATATTGATATCGCAACTATCAAAGTTACTGTATTCGAAGATCCTTCGCATCTTGTCGGAACCGTTTATACTAACATTAGTGACGCAACAACTATTGATGTGAACTCCGCAATATTCGTAGCAAAAGAAACGCCGAATGGTTTCTACGAAGTGTCGTTTGGTAACGGTGTTCGATTTACTAACACTACTCCTAAAGCGGGTAACAGAATACTAGTTGAATATACTACAGTTGCAGGTCCTTCAGCAAATGGTGCTAGAGTATTTACTGCCGAAAGTACTGTGGGCGGTAAGACATTAAACATCACTAGCGGAACTGCTGGCGGTGGTAATGAGAAAGAAAGCATCGAATCAATTCGTAAGAATGCTCCTTATCTCTATGCTACACAGAATAGAATGGTTACTGCCGAAGACTATGCGGCACTAACACTACGTAATTTCAAGACTGTTATCAGCGACATTAAAGCATGGGGCGGACAAGACAATGTTCCGCCTAGATACGGTTCTGTATATCTTTCGATTGACTTTACTACAGAAGATGCTACAGTGATTGCATCTACTAAAGAATCAATTAAGAAACTTGCTAAAGATTTGTCTGTTGCATCGTTTGAACTTCAGTTCACAGATCCAGTTAATACTTTCTTAGAAGTAACTACATTCTTTCAGTTCAATCCTAGATTAACATCAGTAGGTCAAAGCGCAGTTGAAGCACTAGTACAGAGTGCAACTTCAGATTACTTTGATGAGAACTTAGGCAAGTTTAATCAATCATTCAGACGTTCTAATTTGCTGTCAGATATTGATGGTGTTGATGGTTCGGTACTGTCTAGTCGAGCATCAATTAAGATGCAATCAAGATTCGATCCTGCCGATGGTGCGATTGATTATATCATCGACTATCCTGCTTCAATTGCACAACCTGATGACGTTGAATATATCATACAGAGCGAGAACTTTTTCTTGAACGGTAAGACTTGTTTCTTACGTAATAGAATTAGTACAAGTACAATCGAAGCAATTAATGTTGCTGATGGTCTTGTTGAATCAGATGTAATTGGATCATATGATGCACTTAATGGCGTACTTACTCTTAATGCCTTTGCAGGTTCCTTGATCTCAGGTGAATTCATGAAGATTGTTGCAACACCTGCTAATGAATCAGTTATTAATCCAACACGAAACAATATTCTGAAGTTCGACAACGAAGCGTCTATCGCCAGAGCAGTGCTTACAGACACCTTATAAATAGACCCATATTACTAAAGAGAAAAATAAATGACATCTGCAATTACTAATACGTTTAGGAGTCTTCTTTTAGATCAACTGAAAGAAGACATCGACGGCAACAGCGAGAACTATTACATAGGTCTTGCAAGGGCGGACTTGATTACCAATCCTACGATTGAGAACTCAGTATATGCGCAGAATCAAGTTAGACATTCTCTTCAGGCAGTCAAGGCGCTGAATAATGCATCTCATGTTATTAAGAATGTTACTTGGTCAACTGGATTTGCATACGAAGCATATAACGATGCGATATCCGCACAAGAGAACTTCTATGTTATCAATTCATCAAAAGAAGTATTTCTTTGTATAGAGCAAGGTAAGAATGCTGAAGGTATTGTTCAGAACTCTGTGAACGAACCGTTCGCATCACACGAGCGTTCTGTTGAGAATGGTGGAGGACTAGCATCAGATGGTAAAACTTTCATTCTTGAAGACCTCTACAAGTGGCGTTATCTATTCACATTGTCTAACCTAGCATACGCTACATATAAGACAAACCAATGGATTCCAGTTAAGAAAGCACTTGCTGTTGCAACTATCGCTGAAGAGATTGAGCAATATGCACTACAGCAAGCATCGGTTGATGGTGAAATTCTTAGTGTTGAAATTGTTTCTGGTGGTTCTGGTTACTCTGCAACTCCTGATCTTACTATAGGCGGCGATGGCACTTTAGCAGATTTCGAAGTTACTATTAACAACGGCAGTGTCGTAAAGGTAGAAGTTTCACAAAGCGCACTTGACGCATCGTTTCAGCATGGAACGGGATATCGTCGTGCTACAGCAACATTATCCGCGGGTAACGCAGTACTGCGACCAATCATATCACCGCCAAAAGGCACACATGACGATCCAACTAAGATTCTAAAGTCTGTTGCTCTAATGTTACAAGCAGATTTTAAATCAGACGAAGACGCGAAGATTCGAACAGAGAATGATTTTTATCAAACCTGTTTAATCAGAGATTTGAAGAAGTACGGAGACAGTGACGGCGAACAGGGTTATAT